CTAGTAAAATAACTAGTAATCCTGAGGATGCTAGATTTTTTGAATTCCCTTACGAAAAAGATGGTCAAAATTTAGGAACAGTAACTATTAGTTTATCAGACGAAGGTATGGCGGTCATGTATAGTGCAGGAATTATAGATGATTTAAATCCTTATGTCAAATCTCAATGGTTTAAATTTCTTAGAAGTTTAAGAGACTTTGCAAAACAGCATTTATTGAATTTTGATACTAGAGATATAACAAAATCAAATCTAGAAAAAAGAGATTACGAAACATTATCACAAAGAAATATCGGAGACGGCCAAATGACCGAAAGTAAACTATGGGGTTCATCTAAAATAAGTTACCAAGATATAGGTGAATCTAGATTAATTGTTAAACACACCCAGCCTGTAAATAATGAAGTACCTGCGGGACGTGCAAGACACATAGAAGGAATTTACATCGAAAATGTTCAAGGAGAAAGATTTAAGTATCCTTTTAAACATTTAAACGGTGCAAGAGCAATGGCTAGACACGTTGCTAACGGCGGAACTCCGTACGATCAAATAGGAGAGCACTTAATTAGCCTAAGCGAAGAGTTAGGAAAGTTAAGAATGTTTAAAGGTTACGTAGATAGAAATCAAGCTATATCAGAGGCAATGAGCGACATTCAACCGAAGGTATTAGAAAGAATTCAATCTATTAAAAAAGAAATATCAGGATTGCAAACTCAACGATATTACGAGTCTTTTGTAGAATCTTTCGAAGGAAATTCGGATACACAAATTCCAGAAGATTTAATAAATGACTGGGTAGATCGTTTAACTATTCGTACATTTAATGAAGAATTAAAAAATGTTTTCCCTTACATTTATAAGTTAGTAGGGGAAGAATTTAAAGTTCCAGTTAAGGAATTATCGTTTGATGATTTAGTGTCAGAAGATCAAACAGAAGTATGCGAAGAGCCAACTGAATTGAAATTCAAGGAGCTAGATACATACGAACAAATGTTATCAGCTATTGTCGAAAAGTCAGACCTATTAAGTAATGATTCTGGTGCTCAAAATACTGCAATAGAAAGTTTAAATAATCTTTTAGCTAACGAATTTCCTGTAGGACAAGATGGTGCAAATGCAACCGAAAGTTTAAAAGGAATTATAGAGGACGAAGAATTATACCAAGTGTTCAAAGAGTTAGCTGATGTTAATCCTCAATTTGACGTTAGACCTATACTACAAGATTACATTAGAATTAAAGATGAAGAAAATGGAACAGATATTCTAAGTAAGTTATCCTTCGGTGAAACAGCACCATCTGAAGAACCTGCTGCCGAAGTTCCTCAAGAAATGCCTGCTGAAGAACCCACTGCCGAAGTTCCAGCTGAAGTTCCTCCGCAAAAACCAGTAGGTGAATCTTTTGAAGAGCCTTCTTCTAAGATTTCTACTTCGTTTGAAGAATTAACAGAGTTTATACAGTCTATGTACAACATAGAAGAAGGAACTTTTCCTAAAGGCGAAGAAGGTGTTAAGATTGCGTGTGAGAAGAAATTTGGAGAGCGTGTAGCTCCTATTGCTGCTAAGATTGTTGAGCGTATGACTAGCATAGGCGAAATGAAACGAATGAAAAAAATGGCAGGAGTAGAAATGAATGAATCATCTTATCAAGGTAAAGGTAATCACAAACCTGGTTGGATGTTAAAAGCAGATCCCGAACTTGCTAAAAAGTTCAAGGAAAAAGAAGATAAGGCAAAAGCAAGACAAAAGGCTTATGGTGATCCTTCTGCTGGTAAATCTGTAAAAGAAGATAGCACTCTTTCTGAATTGAGCAAAGGAACTTTAGAAAAGTATAAGTCTAAAGCCAAAGCTCAAGCAAAGAATGCTAGATATTATGGTAATTATGGAGATCCTGATGATCCACAAGATGTCAAGGATGAATATCACAAGTTTGCCGATAAAAGAGAAGCAGGAGCAAAAAAAGCAGATGCTCGTCTTAAGAAACAAAGTACGGCAGAAGGATCTTTGGCTGAATACGGTGATACTAAAAAAGGTCAAAAGATGTTAACCAAGGTTCAGAAACGAGCAGTGGATCGTATGATCAAAGCAGACGACAAAGGTGATGTCGCTAGTGCTAGGAAGAACCAACAGAGTGCTAATCGTGCTTGGGAGCGTATGACTGACAAGTATGATGAAAGCAGTGAGTTAGCAGCAATGCTCCGTATCGCAGGTTTAAGATAATCTTAAAACGGTAAAAATATTCTATTTTAAGCAGCCTTTTAGGTTGCAGACATAAATAAAACAGCATACAATACAACGTATGCTGTTTTGCTTTATATAGGTTTATAAAGCATATAGGCAAATAAAATATTAAAATAGGCTAACAATAGGAGAATATTATGGCATCTTTAGCTGAAATTCGTGCAAAATTAAAAGAACAAGAAACTCGCTCATCTGGCAATTCAACCGGTAGCAGCGATAACTCAATTTATCCGTTCTGGAATCTAAAAGAAGGATCCGAATCTACACTGCGATTCTTACCCGACGGTGATCCAAATAACACTTCGCTGGCATCAAAGGTCAAACTGACAGTAAACCTGTTACAGTCAATGTTCCTTGTATGGAAATGTACGGTGAAACCTGTCCAATTCTATCAGAAGTTCGTGGTTGGTTTAAGGATCCTAGTCTTGAAGACATGGGTCGTAAGTACTGGAAAAAGCGTTCTTATATATTCCAAGGGTTCGTTGTAGAAGACGGTCTTAAGGAAACTGACGTTCCTGAAAATCCGATCCGTCGCCATATCATCGGACCTCAAGTGTTCCAGTTGATTAAGAGTGCGTTACTTGATCCTGAAATGGATGATCTGCCTACTGATACTGTTAACGGAGTTGATTTCAAAATCGTTAAAACTAGTAAAGGTGGATACGCAGATTACTCTACTTCTAAGTGGAGCCGTAGAAGCCGTCCGTTGTCGGACGCAGAACAAGCTGCAATTGAAAAACACGGTTTGTTTAACCTAAAAGACTTCCTTCCGAAAAAGCCATCAGAAGTTGAAGTTAAAGTAATTAAAGAAATGTTTGAAGCTAGTGTTGACGGCGAGCCGTTTGATATGGATCGCTGGGGGCAATATTTCAAACCAGCAGGAATGGGCCAAGCAACTGGCGATCCTAATTCTGCTGCTACTTCTGCTCCAGTTACAAAAACTGTAGCAAAGCCTGCTGCGAAAGCAGAACCTGCAGAAGTTACTCCCCCTTGGGAAGATGACGACACTGCTGTAGCATCTGCTCCTGCTGCTAAAGTAGAAGCTAAGCCTGCTGCAACCGGCGGACGTGCAGAAGACATTCTTGCAATGATCCGTAATCGTCAAAAGCAGTAATTACTAAGAAGGGGTAAATGCCCCTTCTTCTCATCTTTTAAAGGTTAAACTATGGCATCAAAAGCATTTGATTTAAGTAAATTTAGAAAAACTCTGACCAAAAGTATTGACGGGTTAGGAGTTGGATTTAATGACCCAACTGATTGGGTTAGCACAGGTAATTATGCATTGAATTACCTTATCAGCAGCGACTTTCACAAAGGAATTCCTTTAGGAAAAGTTACTGTATTTGCAGGCGAAAGTGGCGCGGGTAAGAGTTATATCTGCTCCGGCAATGCTATTCGCCACGCACAAGAACAAGGTATCTACGTTGTCCTAGTTGACAGCGAAAACGCTCTCGACCAAGCTTGGTTAGAAGCACTAGGTGTTGATACTAGCGAAGACAAACTTCTTAAACTTAATATGGCTATGATCGATGATGTAGCTAAGACTATTAGTGAGTTTATGAAGGAATATAAAGCAATGCCAGACGGTGAAAAGCCTAAGGTTCTGTTTGTCATAGACTCACTTGGTATGTTGCTTACCCCTACCGACGTCGATCAGTTCGATAAAGGTGACCTTAAGGGCGATATGGGTCGTAAGCCTAAGGCATTGACTGCACTAGTCCGAAACTGTGTTAATATGTTCGGAAGTGCAAATGTTGGTTTACTTGCTACTAACCATACCTATGCAAGCCAAGATATGTTTGACCCCGATGATAAAATTAGCGGTGGGCAAGGATTCATTTATGCAAGCTCAATTGTTGTAGCAATGCGTAAACTCAAGCTAAAAGAAGACGACGACGGTAATAAAATTAGCGAAGTTAAAGGTATTCGCGCGGCTTGTAAAGTAATGAAAACTCGTTATGCAAAGCCATTTGAAAGTGTTCAAGTTAAGATTCCATATGAAACAGGTATGAACCCGTATAGCGGTTTGACAGACTTGTTTGAAGCAAAAGGGTTGCTACAAAAAGACGGTAATAGACTTAAATACACAGGTTCAGACGGTGTAGAACTTAAATTCTATCGTAAAGAATGGGAACGCAATGAAGCAGGATGCTTGGATAAAGTAATGGTAGACTTTGCGGCTAACCCTACTGTAAAATACGAAAATATCGATGAAGAAACTGGGGAGATTTTAGAACATGAATGAAAACCAAATTGCTGATATCTGGATGCTATTTAAAGAGTA